GACCTAAGTTATGCAGACCTAACTGGTGCTGACCTAACTGGTGCCTGCCTGATCGGTGCTAACCTAAGTGGCATCAACCTAAGCGGTGCCAACCTAAATAAGACTAAATTTTAATGGAAAAACAAAATGGAAATACTAACAACACTCATAGCAGCACTATTAATATCTCTAACTGGCTATCACTGGAATGATATTAAAAAACTGTATAAGCGTTTTAGGGCTATTGACGATCAGGCGTTAGTGACTTCTGTGCATATCCTGGTGGTGCTTATAGGGATTGCAGGGCTTTTGTGGACATTGGCGTACTGATTAAATAACCCAATAAAAAGCCCCAGCTAAGGGGCTTTAGTACATCCAGCTATAACCACCCTAAACAGATCAGGCTTGTGCTTATGCCAGTTAATCAATGTCTGCGGTGATACGCCAGTTATTTGGGTTACAACAGCAAGGCTTTTAAGCCCTGCCGCCTTTGCTTGCTGTGATGCGGTTAAATTAATTTTCAATGTGTAGTCCCATTTTTGCGGCATCTTCTCTTGTGATGACAATACCGCCGTTGATATGTTCATGGTACGCGCTAACGCTGCTATTAATGGGCCATACTAAAGGCAGGTTATCTTCAAATTTAGTGACCCGTGAACCGTCATCAGCCCATAAAACATCAATATTTTTGTCAGAATTTACTATGCCGTATATGTCTGAAAGTTTCATAATTTTTATCTCCGTTTCCGTATTTGGTGAAACCATTATAACAAACTATTTTAATAACGCAACACTTATTTTAAGTTATTTTAATAAATTGTTGCAGTTAGCCTAGCTGCATCAGCAGGCTTTTTAAGCCCTGCCGCTTTTGCTTGTTGTGATGCTGTCATTTTAACCCCTTGTTAAATGACTCCAGCGCAGAAGAAAGATTTTTATATCTTCTTGGATATTGTCCTGGAAGCTTTACTTCAAAGGGCTTTTTTGCGCCAGCAATTTCGTGTATTGAATAATAAAGCGGTGTCCCAGAGCTGTTTGTTTTTGTTGCATCATCTTTAATTAGCTTTCTCATTTCATAACATCCCTATCATCTATGAATAAACCAAAACGCTTGCTAATCACCTGATAACCGCCATAAACTTTACATGCCCTATATTTTTTACCACCAACAGCGTTTGAGTATTTTGGGCTGCCAATAGTTTTTATTGTTACTTTTTTCATTTTTTTAACTCCGTTTCCGTATTTGGTGTAACTATTATAATAAAACTATTTGAATGATGCAACACTTATTTACAACTATTTTAATTAACTTAATGGTTCTAAAAATACCATTTCGTTATCGACTATCTTGTAAAATTTACCGCCATTCAATACGCCAATTTCAGGGTGGGCACGTAACCACTGAGCAATGGCTCGACTACGTTCTTGCTCTGCTAGGTGGTTATAGTGTGCGCTGCGTTCCATTTCTACCATTTTGGGGGCTAATCTACTCATAATGCTTACTCCGTTTTTTAGTTTGTGTAACCATTATAACAAACTATTTTAATAACGCAACACTTATTTACAACTATTTTAATAAATTATTGCAGTTATCTTAGTTGCAGCAGCAGGGTTTTTAAGCCCTGCCGCTGTTAATTTTTAGTTAAATGCTATGTTACCGTCAACCATCTCAGCTACTGTCCAGTCACCTTGCATAGCCCTGTAGTCTTTTTTGCCGTTGTACTTGAACTTGTGGCCGGAGGGAAATTCACGGAATTCATTAACATAATTAACAACCCTCTCGTTCATCGTAAAGACATCTTCGGCTTTATATTCGCCAATATATTTAGGGGATGGGCCAGCACTTAGAAATGTTGATGCGCTAACGGTATATTCACCGTTGGCTTTCTGCCATACGTCCACCGTAGAAAAAGCGCGTAATCTTGATCTTATTTTCTGTTGTACTGCTTCGGGTAAGTCTTTTATTTCGTATGATTTCATTTTTTTTAACTCCGTTTCCGTATTTGGTAGAACCATTATAACAAACTATTTTAAGAATGCAACACTTATTTATAACTATTTTAATAAATTTATGCTGCCAAGCTTCTTGTGTCATTACCAACTCTGGGGGCGCAAGAGTGAATAATTAGCAGGGTCTCTATTGCTTGCTCAGTTAGCCCAAATACAGGCTTGCCATCCAGATAAACATCAAATTGAAATCCTGCCGATAAATCCCAGCAAACAACATACAGTCGCTCACTACTTGCTTGTGCATCCCCGCTAGCGCAGCAGTTGTTTTTTGCAATATCTTTAAGTTGGTTGATTAGGTCTTTCATTTTTTTTTAACTCCGTTTCCTTAGTTGGTAGAACCATTATAACAAACTATTTGAATGATGCAACACTTATTTATAACTATTTTAAGATAATAGGGATTTATTAAATAACCCTTGCGTTAGTGCTAACATGGTGTATAATGTTTACATCAACTAAGGAAACGGAGTAAATAAATGGCAACACTAAAACAACTAAGGCAAGAAGCAGCCAAACATGGAGCCGATCTTGATATTGATAGAGACTTCGGATCAGCTACGGCATGGCTTAAAGATGGCTTTGCATGGGTTAATACTTCAGCCGCTTGTGCAGCGGTTAATTACGGCTACAAGGGTATGATGCCAGAAGTATATGACGACCTAATTGAATTAATGAGAGATGGCGCAGAAAGCGCATAAGGGGATAAAGATGTACTATTCTAGAAAACTTTGGAGCGTGGTTATCTGGCCTGAAGGTGCAGATAATGAGATTGATTTAGAGGCGGTGGCAAATAACGAATATTGGGCAAAAGAGCTGGCCCTAAATGAATATCGACGTAACGAAGCAGGAGGGTTTAAAAAAATCGAGTACATGAAAGCAAAAATAATTAATCATGAATATCCAGAAAACACCCCAGAAGTTCGCCAGCTAATGAGTGTTCAGCAATGAGCGCTCAAGATGATAAGACCAGGCAGGCAGCCTTCAAGCAACGTCAGCTCGATAAAGGCTACGTCCGGCGAGGCATATACGCCACCCCCTCAGAGCATGAGCAGATTAAGGTTTATGTGGCTGAGATAAGAAAACTTACCAAAGAGTAAAATGGTTTGCTATAATTCAATTGCGGATAGATATGGGGTTGCTCCCATGTTGAAAGCCTCCACCAGTTAGGTTGCCGCGCATTTTAATCAACTGGCCCACATTAACTGGCGAGACACAATGCACTATTACCCTTTTAATATTGCGGATTTTAATCTGCACACAGTTCATCTCACCCTTGAAGAAGAGGCTGTTTATCGTCGTCTAATCGACTTCTATTACGATACTGAGAAACCAATACCCAAAGAAACCCAGCCGGTTATTCGCAGGTTGCGCTTGGGTTCTTACGTTAATGAATTTGAGCAAATACTTTCCGAGTTCTTCACCTTAGAAGATGATGGTTGGCACTCTTATCGTTGTGATATTGAGATAAAGGCGTACCATGACAGAGGTGAAATAGCGCGATCTAACGGCAAGAAGGGAGGCCGACCCCGCAAGAATAAAGGGAAAGAAACCCAGTCGGTTAATTTAGCTAACCCAGACATAACCCATAAGAAAGCTAACCAAGAACTAATAACTAATAACGATAAACCAATAACTAAGGAAATAATAATACCTGACGGCATTAATCAGCCTGCATGGGATGAGTGGATTGCTTATCGCAAGTCAAAGAAAAAGAAGGTTAGTCAGAAGGCGGCAGATAAACAATTTAAGCTTTTAACTAATTACGCTTTTGAAGTTCAACAGCAGATTATCGACCAATCTATTCAGAATGATTACCAGGGGCTATTCGCTCCAAAGGGAAATAACAATGACCAAACACATCAACGACCTAATCAGCCAAAACAATCCCTTACAGAACGAACAGCAGACCAAGCCAAACGAATCTGGGCCGAGTGTGAGGCAGAAGAGGCTAGTCAGCGCACTATGGACGAGAATGACCCAACTCTACCGGCACAAGTGGAGTTCATCGGAAGGGGAGATGCTTAACCCTGATGGCAAGTATTCAGATACGTTTATGCTTTGGTGCCGTAAAACCGAGCATCTCACTGATGAAAAATGGTCTTATGCGTTTGAGTCAATGGAACGCGATATTGCCAAGAATAAGCAAAATGGTATTGATAGCTGGCCGCCAAGCTATGCTGAGTTCGTTGCAATGGCTAACAAAACAATCAGCCCTGATGGCCATAACTCGGATGCTTACCTCAACCCCAGTGACCCAAGGCACTCACAGCATCAGCACTGGCTTCTCAACCGGACATTAAAACTTGAAGACGGCAGCGTTAAAGAGCGCAAACAGAAAACTGGTAACGATCACTTAAAAAACTTAAAGGATATATTATGATTGAATTACTAAATTGTGATTGCATGGAATATCTGAAAAGCTGTGATGACAATGCTTTTGACTTGGCTATTGTTGACCCGCCTTATGGGATTGATGCTGCTAACACCTTTTCAGGCGAAGAAAGAAAGAGCGGTCAAGGTGCAAGTTATAAGACTGCTTTTGCTGCTAAAGATTGGGATAAGCGCATACCTGATAAATCCTATTTTGACCAACTGATTAGGGTTAGTAAGAATCAGATAGTATGGGGCGCTAACTACATGAGCCACTATTTGCCACCATCAATGGGCTGGATTGTTTGGGATAAGGATAACGGCGCAACAAAGTTTAGTGATGCTGAGTTAGCTTTTAGCTCGTTTGATAGAGCTTTAAGGATCTGGAAATACACTTGGAACGGCATGATTCAGGGGGATATGAAAAACAAAGAAATCCGCATCCACCCAACCCAAAAGCCCGTTAAGCTCTACGAATGGCTATTAAGCAACTACGCCAAAGAAGGCGACAAGATACTTGATACCCACTTAGGCTCAGGCTCAAGCGCAATAGCAGCCCATTACGGCGGCTTTGACTTTGTTGGCACCGAACTGGATGAAGATTATTATAAGGCGGCAACGGAACGATTCAACAACGAAACCAAACAGGAGAGCTTATTTTGAAAACTGAAGATATTTACAACGGCATTGAATTAGCACAAACGCGGCAGGAATTGTCGCAGCATTTGGATAAATTGGAACAAGCTATTGCTGATGAGCAGTGTGATTACATGGCAGAGGACTGGCTGGCAATTGCTAGGGCCGTTGATTTGCGGAACAGTGATTTTAAAAAGCGCCTATTCCATTAATCAATCAATAGCTCAATAATTGTTCTATGCCCTATAGCTGATATAATGCTCTAATGAGCAAAGCGCAGTATGTAGAAGACAGGCATGGTATCAAGGTTAGTAAAAGCCATTTTATATCCAAAGAAGGGGCTAGGCATTTTGATATACCTACCTATTGGGTTGATAATGGCAAAGGCGGGCATATTGGTATTGCTAAATACGATGGCAGTTTTTATCTAATACAGCCAACAGTTTCACCGCACCGAGAGCCTATACCGTATAGCCAGAGTGGCCGTGGCTGTTAAATTTGTTATAATTAGTCTAATAATTAGGGGATGAGGGGCAAAAAATGCCATTGAAATTAGATCAGCCGATAAATTATACAGTCACAACGACAGCAATTAAGCTGGTAACAGTTATTGAGAACACTAAAATTGGAAGCTTGAAGTTGACTCACACCGAGCTTGATAATGCTGGAAACGACCTGGATAAGCATGGTGTTTATGAATTATCGACAGAAACCTACATCGCCTATAATGCAATTGTTAGCGATGCCAGAGGGTGCTTTTTGCAGGCTGCGGCTAATATTTTAAACATAGACACTCAAAATTTAACCCATTATGGAATATCAATCACCAACAAAATATTTGTAGCCTTTACTGATACGGGTGAAAAATATATAACTGGGCGAGATTTCGATAAAATTTTACAATCTGCTTCCGATGCCTATGGGAGCAATGTTTACGAATTTATGAAGTCGGCTTTGTATTTTACCCTGCCAAATGAGGGCATTGTTGAATGAAGCTAAAAGGCAGCACATTAACTACAACATATTTCGGCGTAGTGCCTATTTTGGGTGGCGGAATAGTTTTTGGCGCTCCTACAACGCCAGCGGCTGCTGATGGTCTGCCCGTCAATTTAGAAGGCACAAACGGTGATTTTGTGCTTAATTATGCTATTTTGACTGCTACAAGCATTACACTATATTTTAACGGCTCACTAGCAACAGTAGGCCAGCAAGTACCATTCAAAAGTATATCTTTAACAAATAAAACAAACCCGGCGCAGGGCACAATAACTGTGCCCGCTGCTGCATTTGGTTCAGTCACAACGGATGGTACTAACAAGCTGGCACTTGCAAATGGCTATGGTTTTCCATCATATTCTGCGGCTGGTGGTGATGATGTGGATTTTGAGATTGAGTTTAACAATAACGTCATTGGCGTTATCACGGGTTAATGTATGAAATATAGCGTTATTGCAGAGGCCTATACGGACAGTTTCGGCGCAGCCAGTGTTGGCAAGGCATCAGATGGTACGGATGGTGATGGCTACCCCGTTATTGCTGAAGATAGCGATTCTGTTGAGCTGGCGGGTGTTTATAGCAATTCAGGTGTTAGCACAAAAGCCGGACTACTTTTTAAAGCGAACACGTTTTTCAATGTTAGTGACCCCTTACCTGTTACATCAGTTAAAATAATAGACCCAGTTATAGGTACGACTACTATTGTTCCAGGTGATGTGGCTACCATACAGGCAGTTGGCGGCAACATACTTTATATTGTTAGTGGTGCGACCCAAACAATAACGACTGGGCAGCGCGTAGAGATTGAGGTAGATTTTCCTGATTCTCTTATCATTGCGCCCATTTCGGGCAGGCCAACATTAACAGCCCCATATGGCAATGTGAGCACACCAGATGATGCAACAGGCAGCATTGATTTAGGCACTAACTGGAATGGTGCAACAAGCTATTCAATAAATGGATTGCCGCCTGGTGCAATACAATCCGGGAATACTGGTGTAGTGGACTATACATTCACCGGGAATGCACAAAGATCACTAGTTACTGTAGTGGCTACTAACTCGGCAGGCTCGGCGCAATCTAGTTTTTATTGGAATGTTTACTCATCAGCAGGGGTAAACAAAGAAACTAGAAACAAGAAAATACGCGATATAGGGATTAAATTAGGCGGCTAAATGCAATTTATAACAGCTATGAGCAGGTGATAATGTGCCAGAATTGATATACCCATATAACAATTTGAGTAGAGAAAATGATGCTACAGGTAGCATTGATCTGGGTTTAAATTGGACAGGCGCAACTTCTTACCTTATAACAGGATTGCCAGCAGGGGCCACTCAAACCGGTGATACTGGAGTTGTTACATATACATTCACAGGCACTGTAGAAAGATCACTTGTTACCGTAACAGCGATAGATGGTAGTAACATGGTACAGGCATCATTTAATTGGAATGTATATTCAGCAGATGCTGTAAATAATGAAACGCAAGGCAGTACATTACAGGATATAGTTGCTAAATTAGGCGGCTAATTAACGCGCTTAGGGCGTATTCTATTATTCATAAGGTGGATGATATATGGCGGGCAGGCCAACAGATTACAGCAAACAGATACAAGATTTGGCTGATGATTACTTATTGACCTATATGGAAGGCGATAACCCACAAACAGTACCCACAGCAGCAGGCTTGGCCCTGCATTTGGGCATATCAAAAGCTACGGTTTACAATTGGGCCAAGAAATTTACTAAATTTTTAGACACGTTAGATACATTAAACGCCGTTCAAGAGGTTAAGCTAACTAATGGCTCGCTTTCAAACCAATTAAACAGCAATATATCCAAGTTGATGCTGGCGAATCACGGCTATTCTGATAAAACCATTGTCGATAACACAAGCTCTGACGGCTCAATGACACCAGATAGAGGTCTAGCTGACTTTTATGCCGATGTATCAGCTAAACCCGAATCTTAAAAACTTCTGGCAGACCCCATCCATGTATAAGCGGCTTAAAGGTGGCCGCTTTTCATCTAAAACCCATGATGCTGCTGGTATGGCGGTTTACCTTGCCCGAAACTATTCTCTTGATTTCCTTTGCTTGCGTATGTTCCAAAGCCGCATTGCTGACTCTGTTTATACCATCCTGGTTGATAAAATATACGAGGCAGGGTGGCAAGATGAATTTACGATTAATAACAATACAATCACGCATAACACTCAAGGCTCAGTATTCAAGTTCTACGGCATAGCCCGCAATATCTCAGAAATTAAAGGCACTGAGGGGATAGATATATGCTGGATAGAAGAAGGCGAGGCTTTAACCCGAGACCAATGGGATATTATTGACCCCACTTTGCGTGGTGAAAATTCAGAGCTTTGGCTGATATATAACCCCAGACTTGTTAGTGATTTTGTAGAGACTGAGTTGCCTGCTTTATTGGGTGACGACCTATTAACGCGCACTATTAACTACAATGAAAATCCGTTTCTATCGGACACTGCCAAGCGCAAGGCCGCAAAGCTTAAATTAGTTGATTATGACTCCTATACTCATATATATGGGGGGGTGCCGCTAAGTGATGATGACAAAGCTATAATCAAACGCTCATGGGTTGAGGCTGCGATTGATTCACACATAACACTCAATATTGATTTATCAGGGCACTGTCATGTTGGTTATGATGTCGCCGATAGCGGTGAAGATAGGAATTGTGCTGTAAGGTTTAATGGTGCTATAGCTACTGATTTGGATGCTTGGAAGGCTGGCGAAGATGAGCTAGAAGAATCAACATTGAGAGCCTATAACCATGTTGCAGGGGGTGGAACCTTTGCCTATGATTCTATTGGCGTGGGTGCTGGTGTTGGTTCTATACTGAAAAACAAGAAAAAGGATGAATATTACAAATTCAATGCTGCTGCTGATGTGTTCAATCCCGATAGAGAATACAGCCCCAAGATAACCAACAAGAAGAAATTTGAGAATCTAAAGGCTCAGTCCTGGCAGGACGTAGCAGATAGGCTGCGCAACACCTATAATGCTGTTACTAAGGGCATGAAGTTTGGCCCCAATGAATTGATTTCTATAAGCTCAGATATTAGCCAACTTGAGGCGTTAAAAGTTGAGCTATCTACGCCGCATAGGGACTACTCAAAACGCGGGCTTGATATGGTAGAATCTAAAAAAGACGTTAAGAAGCGGCTCCAGAAGTCGCACGATTTGGCCGATGCCTTTATTATGGCGGCATGTCCCCACTTGATAAAACGCAATCGCAAACGATTTGCAATACATGGGTAACCTATGAAATTTGAAGATGATAAGCAATATACAGACTTACTGCCGGTATGGTCACAAATTAGGGCTGCTATTCGTGGAAAACCTGGTGTAGTTGAATTATTAACTAGCGATCAGGGTTATTTTAGTGTTATTGCACCTAATTACCGAACCAATAATAGTGCTGAGTTATCAAAGCGAAAGCATGATTATTTTTCCCGGGGGAGGTTTACCAACTTCACCGGCACTACGCATGATACCTATTTAGGCATGATTTCCGAAAAGCCGATCGAAATAGAGCTGCCTGATAGGCTTGAAGGTTTGAAAAATAATTCAGATGGCGCAAATTCGACCCTGCAAGATTTCGCCAACAATATTACTAGCGAGGTTTTAATAACGGCCAGATCAGGTATTTTGGTTGACCCGCCAACATTAACAGGCGGAACAATTGCTGATGCAAACCAAGCCCTGCCCAAGTGGATCCCTTATTGTGCTGAAAATATCACGCATTATGTGGTAGATCAGGACGTACTCGTTCAAGTGGTTTTGAGTGAAACTTACTATGAATATGATGACGGCATTTATAAGCTTGAAGCACAGCAGCGCGTTTTAAGTCTGCGCGATGGCGTTTATACATCAAGCATCTACAGGGATGGTGACCAATACGGCTCAACCATAACGCCTATGGTCAATGGCGCAACATTGAGCTATATACCGTTCCAGTTTATAGGATCAGAAAACAATCGCCCGTCATTTGATAGGCCAGTAATGTTTGACCTAGCACATCAGAATCTTGGCCATTTTATGCTGGATTGCGATAATCGAGATAACCTGCATTATCACGGCCAAGGCATGACAAATGTTTATACCTCAATGGACAATGAGTCATTCTCAGAACTTAACCCTTCTGGTATGGATGTGGGTGCTAAAGGAAAAAACATGTTTGAGCAGGGCGATAGGGTAGAGATATTACAGATTGATGCTACCGGTGCGATTGCTAGCGAAATGCTGAGGGATGAGCAGCGCATGATAATGTTGGGCGCACAAGTGGTGCAGGACAAATCATCATCTAAAACGCTGGGCGGTGAGGTGATGGAAAAGAATGCCGCCACATCACAACTCAAGCGCATCGCTATGAATGTTTCTCAGGGTTTAACTCAGTGCGCTATTTGGTCTGCTGAGATCATGGGCGTACCAGATGACAGCATATTGGTTAAGGTGAATAATAGATTTGTGACTGAATCAATGACATTCCAAGATGTGCTGGCAATGTTTCAAATGGTGCAAGGCGGGGCGGCTTCACTAGAAGAGCTGCACGAAGTTAAGCGCAAGGCTGGCTATACTGATAAGACAAACGAGGAGTTAGACGATACATTAGAGAATGAGGCAGACGGTGAAAGTGAGGTTGTTGCTGAATTGAGAATGCAGGTAGATAATTTAACCAGTCAATTAAACAGCCAGCTAGAGAATCAGCCAGATGAGTAATGTTATCCCGTTAAATGGTGGTATCGGCCTTAAATATATTGTTGATGACTGCGGCAACAATGGTATCAGTCATAGTGATTGGCCGGTTGATTTAATGAAAATTGGCGATAATGTCTGCATGATAGACAAAATTAGTGGCGAGATAACAGAAGCTATGGAATCACAGGTATTTAATTCAGTGGTTTATTTTTGGCTTTTGCTGGATGCGCCAGAACTGTTTGAGCATGTGAAAGAACATTAATGGCGACTAATGAAGAGCTGATTGCGCTTGAAGCAACCCACACTCTGTATATCCAAAGGATTGCAGCTAAGCTGGGCAATGATGCAAAGCCGTATATAGCTGAAATGAAAAAAGAAATTACTGACCGCGTTAATATGGAAGTGGGCAAAAGCTTAACTGCCAATCGCAGAAAGAAACTGTTATCTGATATAAATGAAATTACACGCCGCCACCTTGCTGAATACACTACAGAGCTGGCAAAAGAAGATGCCGTTATTGGTAAATACGAGGCAGATTGGCAATCAAAACAAATAGGCGCAATGTATCCAGATGCAGAGGCGGTAGTAATCACAAAAGCTGCTGTTAATACAGCGGCGAAAACCAGCCTTATAAAACTGGGTGAAGGCACATATACCTCATACAATCAAATGCTTACAAATTACACTAGCAAAAACGCGCAACAAATATCTGCCATTGTCGCTAATGGTTTTGTGGGTGGTGTATCGACTAGAGCTATAGCCAACCAGGTGTTGACTGAAACGGATAATAGAATTATTAAGACACAAAAAGAGGCCATGAGTATAGCCAGAACCGGAACCAATCATTATGCCAACACAGCAAGGCGCGTATATTTTGAAGAAGAGCCGCTTGTTGAGTATATGCAGCACATATCTGTTCTTGATTCACGCACCAGCCGCCTATGTTCATCTAGGGATGGGGCTATATTTAAGAAAAGTGAAAGGCAATATTATCCGCCGCTGCATTACAATTGCCGCTCAAGCGCATCCCCATATATCCCGGCAGAAGATGGCGAACAAGAAGCGGGCAACAGGCCAAGCAATTTTCGTGATGCTGATAGCGGTTTATTACAGCCAACACAAACCAACTCTAAAAATATATTCTATGATGAATTTGCCAAGCTGGACGCTGCTACACAAGATGAGCAGCTAGGGCCATCGCTAGGCAAGGCATTCAGAAAGGGAATAAAAAATAAAACTATCACCCCTGAGTCATTCGCAAAAATGACCATAGATGAAAAGAATCTTACGCCGCTTACTCTTAAAGAGCTTGAGGCTAAAGATAATGCTCTTGGCAAAATACTAAGGGCACAAAATTGACAATAATTGCCACTATTTGACAATATTTGTCATAACAATTTTAAGGTGTATAATTAATAACAGGGCTAGGCCCGAAACGCATAAGGTGCTAAATATGGATTTATCAACGATTGACGGTTTAACAGAAGAGCAGAAGCAGGCTATTTTAGCTGCCCATGAAGACAATATCACGGGCTTAAAAAATAAGAATTCTGAATTGCTTGGCAAGGTAAATGACTCAAAGGCTGTAGTTTCTGAAAAGGAACGGATCGCTGAAGAGGCGCGACAGGCCGCAGTTAAGGCCGAAGAAGAAAGATTACTTGCTGAAGGCAAATACAACGAGGCACAGCAATTGCGCGAAAAGGAACGCGCTGAATTAGTTGCTAAGGCTGAGTCAGAAGCAAATGCTGCTAAGGAGATGTTAAAACAGCGAGACTTGAAAGACGTCCATTTTGGCATTTTGTCAAAGGTGCATGAAAATTTCGCTCCAGCCGCACAAGCGATGCTCAGTGCATCAACTGATGTGACTTACGGCGATAACGGCACAGCAATAGTTTCTATTCGCTCAGGCGAAAAGGAATTTAGCAATACAAATGATTTTCTAAAACATGCAGAAACTGACCCCACATGGTCGGCTATGCTCAAAGCTCCTAATACTCAGGGTAGTGGGGCTAATGGTTCACCAGGTGGTCAGGCCGCTAGTGACGACAAAGACAGTGATTTCAAAAAACGGCTCCGCGATAGCGGTCTGACTTCTTAATAGGGCTGATGCCCAAGGTGAATTAATATGGCTTTATCTAATATGCAGGTTTACAACGAACAAATCCGACTGAGAACTATTGAGTTGTTAGGTCAATCGACCGACAAATTCAATACTGCATCAGGCGGCGCTATTGTTCTTGAACTGGGCAAATTTTCCGGGAACTATTCTCGCCAATCCTTTTATAGCTCACTAGCTGGCGCACAACGTCGAGTTGTACGCACTAACGCAAACAGCTCTCAAAGTGCTACTGCTTTGGCGGAATCTGAAGTTGTTGGTGTTAAAGTGGCTGGCGGTTTTGGCCCTGTAATCTTTGAACCATCACAGCTAACCTGGTTGGCTTCACAGCCAGAAGAAGCAATTAACGCAATTGCTGCGGGCTTTGCTGATGCGCTATTGGCCGATCAACTCAATACTGTTGTCGGTTGTGGTGTTGCTGCTGTTGAGAATCAGGCGGCATTGGTTAATGATGTATCTGCCCTAACTGGTGGTGCTGGTGCTTTAACACAGACTGCCTTAAACGGCTCCCATGCTAAGTTTGGCGATATGTCAGGACAGTTAGTTGCTGATGTAATGACAGGCGCTGCATATCACAAGCTGCTGGAGAAAGGTTTGCAGAACGGTGAGCGATTGTTTGAGTCTAGCAATGTCACTGTCCAGTCAATTTTGGGCAAGCTTTTTGTAGTGTCTGACATTCCAGCATTGACTGAAACAGGCACACCTAATAAGACTAAGGTTTTGTCTTTATGTGATCGCGGTCTTATTGTTGATGGTGCAAGCGATATTGTTACCAATCTTGATACAACAAACGGTAACCGCCGCATTGATACAACTTGGCAGGCCGACTACTCTTTTGGTACTAAGGTTAAAGGGTATGCTTGGGACATCGCCAACGGTGGAGCCTCTCCAGAAGATACTGCTTTGTTCACAGGCAGCAACTGGGATTTGGCCGTTGCATCAACTAAGCACACAGCTGGTACTTTATGTGTTGCTGATATTGCTCAGTAGGAGGTGATTCTTGGCTGATAAAAAAGTTAAATATGTTAAGCATCCTATAACGCCAAAGGAAAAGATTAAATTGCGCAAAGCAGGCTATACTATTGTTGATGCGCGGTTTGACCCGAACCCTAAAGCTGAGGCTGCCAAGGCTGCTACGCCAGAGCCGGTGGTTGAAGAAGAGGCTAGCAAATCAGGCTTTTTCTAAATGCTGGAATCTAAAAGCCCTGCTTACGCGGGGTTTTTTTTTGCCTATTTATAGTGCTGTTATATGCAAGCGGCTGTTTTTGCCTTTATAGCGTATGCTGATATAATTAGGAAAACAGACTAAGGCCAACCAATGACACGCAACGAACTATATGACCAAATATCAGAGCTAATTTCTGTTGGTGCCGTACCTTATGAGATTACGCCAAAGACTAGAAATAAGCTGCTGGACGAGATTATTGTCGAATATGGCGGCGTTTCATCAATAAATTTAACCAGGAATGAAATGCTAAAACGTATTTTAGCCCTTGCTCCTGCCCCATAATAGGTAATAAACATGGCATTAATTGTAGAAGACGGCAGCATTGTCGCCGGTGCAAATAGTTTTATAAGTTTGGCAGATGCCGAAATTATGGCTGATGATATGGGGATAACGATACATAGCAGTTCAAACCATGCTGAAACAGAGCTAAGGCAGGCATATTATCAATTAGTCAGGTCTTATCAAAACAGGCTACAAGGTACGATAGTTAGCCCGGCACAAACGGGTATATTCCCTCGTTATGATGTACACGCCAATGGCTATTTAGTGGCATCTGACTCAATCCCTGTTGACCTACAACGGGCGCAGTTAGAATATGCTAATGCCATCCATAAGGGCGCAGATTTTAATAAGACTGCTGGTGACCAAGAATTAAAGAAATTTGATGTTCAAGGCGTTTATTCTGAAGAATACAAAGATGGTTCTACCGCACGAACCACACCAAGAGTACCTGCTGTGACTCAATGGTTGCAGCCATACATGATAAGCGGCGGATTACAGCGAGAAGAATTTTTTTATAATGAGGCTAACTTGTAATGGGTGCCAATAGTGTAGCTGCTAAGGTGGCCCGTGGGTTAGCAAAGGCTTACATGGCCGTGGGCGAGAACGATTCTCCCACCTTGAGCCTGGCTAGGTATACAACTACAGGCGGTGGCAACAATCCTTTTGACCCGCCAACACAAACCAAGGAAAGCATTGAGCTAGAAAATGCTATCTTCAAAAACATTGATAAATCATCCATTGATAACGATTTGATTAAGCAGGGCGATATGGAGCTGGTTTGCGATGGAAGCGTAGAAATTAAGCAGGGCGATGTTATAGAGTCTACTGATGGCAAAGAATACATTGTTGTGAGCGTGGATATTAGCTCGCCTTACGGCATTCCTTTGGCCTATACACTAATTGTGAGGCTCAAGTGATTAAAGGGCTGGGTAACGCTATTAAAGCCATAGACAGCATGGTTGATGACTCCAATGAGACAATAAAAAAGGAATATATAAAAACACTAACTGCAATTGTTAAGCAAACCCCTGTACATTTTAAAGATGGTGGCAGGCTGCGCAATAGCTGGACGCTATCAAGCAGCGCTCCAAAAGGTGTGCAAAGAAGACCTAGCAGAAGTGGCGGCAGCTCACTATCAAGCATTGCCAGAATGCCAAAAAATGTATTAGGAAAGAGATTGTTTTTTACTAATGCTATGTCATACGCGGATGTTGTTGAATATGGTGGATACCCAAAGCCGCCAAATCAAGGAACAAACACAGCAAAAAAAGGCAAGCCGCCAACATATCAAATGCTATCTAATGGGCGCGGATATTCAAGGCAGGCACCTTTCGGCATGGTAAGAATTAGCGTTAGAAAAGCAAGGGCAAGAATAAAGAAGGCCAATAAAAAATGATTAATACTTATCAGGCTTTAGTCAATAAATTGACGGACGCTATAAGCAATTCAGAGATAGCAAACATCGGCCTTACTGATGTCGCTTTTGAAAATATGGAATATGACCCTGCTGGAAAGGATGCTTGGCTATCTGTTTACTATATGCCAGCAACAATAGACTCGTTGGCTAAAGATAGATTTGACGAAGAAAATGGATTATTCCAGATCACTGCATATGTCCCATTGAATGATAAAACTGGCGGCATTTCACGCGGCACACTAAGGCTGATACAATTGACACAAGATGTACAAAATATATTCTATAATAATGCTATAGCTGAGGCTAATGGCGAGAATGTATTTATACAAGATTCAACATTAACACCAGCATCATCAAGTGAAAGCTGGATGAGCAAAACCATTACCATTAATTATGTGAGGAACTAAAATGTCTACTCCAGGCGCGATTCAGGGCACAACTTGTGTCATCAAAAAAGGTACAGGTGCAGGAACTCAAATTGTAGGACAAGGTGAGTTTACAACTACATTCAATGGCGCAGTTGTTGATATTACTAATAAATCATCAGGAGGCTTTGTTGAGTTGTTAGATGGTAGTACTACGTCACAACAAGTGGTAGCTGCTGGCACTATTGTTTACAACAGCGACACAGATTTTGAGGCTATCAGAGCTGATGCTTACAGCGGCACTCAGGATGATTACACTATTGTCTATGGCACAACAGGTGAAACTTTATCTGGAAAGTTTACTCCCAATGCAATGAGCGATGCTATGCCGACAGACGGTAATGCTGTTATGACATCAATCACATTTAGCTCAAGCGGCATTGTGACTCGCACTCCGCAAACAGCATGATAAAGCTCTGTTATCAGGAATATGAAGCGAATGTTACCCTTGCCGCCCATAGGGAATTTTTAAAGCGGCAGGGTCATTCTTTAGGCTATTATATTGGCGAAACCATTATTGCCTCTGCTGAATCGGCTGAGCTGGGTGTTGCTGTGCAAATGTCTAATATTGCAAAAGCTGTACCGTTTTTGGTGGCTTTGGATATATTCGATTGTGTTACTGATAAAAGCATAACCAAGGAAGAGCTAGAAGATGCAATGTTTAGGGTGGATTGGATGCCTACAGATCGCGATGGTGATTTATCAGAGCCGTGGACGTTTGTGTTAGCAAAGTTTGCTGGCGAGTATTCGCAGATATATAACGAAATAACAGAAAAAAAAAAGTAACCTGTAGATTTGAAGGGCTTATAAAAGTTATGTCCCCTGATGCTCTTACTGTTGATTTTTGGGCATTTTATACAAAGCTGGTGAAGGATGTAGGTATTGCGCCATCTGAGGCGTGGAACTTAGACTTGCTCGAATGCTTCAAACTGCTAGACCTCAAACTAGAAACAAAACAAGATCTCTCTCTCATGTTGAATTATAAGCGGCTGCAAAACGGTGCTTCTTATAATTGGCTTATGGTGTAAACATGGCTACAGAAAAACTCGTATTGGAATTGAATGCTAAGGTTGCTAATGCTGTCAAAGACCTCGACCAAGTAAAAGGAAAATTAGATAAGACAAGCAAAGCTTCAAATAAGCTAGACAAAGGGTTTGCCGCATTAGGTAATACTGCGAAAACCACCGCTAAAGCTACATTCACCATTGCTAAAGCAACTGCGGCGGCTACTGCGGCGGCTACTGCGGCGGCTGGTGCTATTGCAATGCAGGCCAGAAACTTAAAGATCAATGCTGATCTTATGAATATGTCTGTTGAAAGAGCGCAGGCATATTCAGCAGCCACTAAAACAGTCGGCATTGATCTAGAAAAACTAGGCGATATATCAAAGGACGTATCCGAGCGAATCGGTGAAATGACAGGCGCCGGGGCTGGTGGCATGCAGGATTTTGCAGATCACATGGGCATGAGCATTGATGAGACTATAAAATTTAGTGAATCACTAAAGGGAATGGCAGGGGCTGATGTATTAGGCTTAGTTGTGAAGCAAATGGAGGCTGCTGGAAAATCTGAAGAAGAAGTTAGCCAAGCCCTTGAAGCTTTGGCTTCTGATACCACAAAATTAATTCCTTTACTAACTAACAACGGCGCAAAGCTTAAAGAATTAACAGATGATTATCACAAGTATAATAATGCGCTGACCGAAACTGATATAGCCAAACTTGATGAAATGGCAAATGGATTTACAGCATTGTCTGACACGTTTGGTAATACGATGGGTCATATTGTTGTTGAGTATGCCGATACGTTTAATGATCTTATTGATGCAAGCAGGGAAGGCATGAAGCTCATCGGTGACGAGGTTGCTAGTGGTGCTTTCACTGACAGAGTTAATTCATTTTATGGCACCTTTGCCGAATCATGGGCTACTGCATTTGGTGATAATTTAGAAATCACTGATGAATTTATGGGGGACATGTCAGAGACAATTAATACTTTGTCTAAACAATGGCTGGAATTTTCATTGACTATGCCCCTGCACCTCAAGCAAGGCGGATTGCAAGCTGTAGAGTTTTTCAATGATATTTTAGATGAAATACAAATATTGATTGCGGAAGCAAATCTGAAGATGCAAGAAGGCTTAGATTTTTTAGGCCTTGATGGTGACACAGAAGGTGCCCAAGCGGCACTTGATGCTATCAATGAAGAGATAGCAGCAAGGGATGAGGCAAGTGATTTAGAGATTGAAAGAATAGAGCGAGAAAAGGAAGCAATATTAGAGAAGTTTTATGCAGAGCAAGAAGCGGCAACTGCTAAGCGTGAAGGCTATGCAAAAGACCATCAAGCAAGAATGAAGCAGATCGAGGATGAAGAAAAGAAAAGCACCAAACAAAATAAACTTGTAATAAAAAATTCAGAAGGTGAAAGCAAAGCCAACGATAAACTTACGGCTCGGAAAAATACAAATATTAACAATGGTATATCGGTCGCAATGGCTGCCAACACATTATTATTCAATGACAACAAAGCAATAGAGGCAGGAATAGTTGTAGCTAAAACAGGTGCCGCTGTAATGCACCAGCTAGGTCATGGCGACCCATATACTGCTTTTTCGAGGGCTGCTGCGGCGGCAGCTATGGGGGCTGTACAGTTGGCGAGCACATTGTCTGCATCTAAGGGTGGAGGCGGTATTGCACCTGTTCCAGATAGCCCACCAGTAACAGCTAGCCCAGGGCCAACCGCGTCTGAAGAAGCTCAGGCACCAGGTGCCAACTTAGAAACAACAGATGCAAGCGGCGCAGGCGGTATAGCGCAAAATATTACGCTTGAAATAGATGGCGAGGCTATAGCATCAATAGTTTATGATAATATAGCTAAATTAGAACAAGATGGGGTTATATCGTGATTCTTTCTAAAACCAATGTCGCACCATTAGCGACACTAACAGATTCTCCAGCATCAACAACGCAAGATATTAATGTAATTACTGATGGTGATTATTCAAGCGTTTACACGACAGCTATGTCGCCAAATTTTAATAATTTCTACTTTGCCTTTTCTGTGCCTCAAACTATTGGCTATCTTGCAATTGCTGGGAATGTATCACAAAAAAATAATATCCAGATTCGTGCGAATATTAGCGGCACAACAACTACTGTAGTAAACAATAATTTAAGTTATAACGATTCTCAAGTTATGGTTTTTAAACTTGATTTAACTAATGTTAGTGCTGTTGAGGTTACAATTTTCGGGACTGGTAACTTAGCTTTAATCGAGATTGCTATGGGCGAATATTACACTGTCCCCAATGGTGGCGAACAGTCAGGATACAAACGCCCGTGGACAATACCAAATAGAGAAACAAGAACAGCCAAATCTTTGAACGCCTCTCCAGTTGCAACGCTTTACCAAGGCAGAAGCATAAAATCTAGACTAACAATTCCTAATAAATTAATGGCTAATTATAGTGATTACTATGATTTTTTAGATTTTGCCACTACGTCAACATTCTATATATTAGAAGATGATGACCCGTTGCACTCTTGTGCTGGCTTTAATATTAAACCATTAGAAACAAAGGCGCATGGTTCTACCAGGTTGCTTGGCGTTTCTGGTTTTAATTTTGATGCCTACTCTAAAGGAATGATTCTATGAGGGAGGAATTTTCACAAAATCAGTACCAAGTTTATAGGCTTAAACTGCCGTTTTGTGTCGTATGTACGCCCAAAGATGGAATAGATGGTACTTGGCATACTCCTATTACTTGTGAAGAAGAAAGCACTACTAGTTATTATTTGTGGTTCGCCACACAAAACGCACCAACAGTAATTTATTCTTCAGCAGGGCAAAGAACAATACAGCCAGAATCAACTTACTTAAATTTGTTTGTTAAATCACCACTAAATAGCAAAGTATTTAAATGCGTCACTTCTGCCAATGAGTCAACACCAGTAATCAAGCCGGGCAAAGGAATGTCTAGTCGTTCAACCATATCATTAACAATGGAAGACTTTGATGGCGACCCCGGCCCAATTAATTTTAGCGACAAAGGTTCTTTTTTTGGCAAGCTGCTAGCAAGAAATATACTGGATGGCAAAGAGTTAAAGGTCTATAACTACAGCATAACAAATGACACTAATTACCTAATATCAACGTCCACCTATTTCATTGAATCGGCGCACTTATCACAAGGAAAATTGAAATTAACTGGCAAAGACGCTTTGAGAGACGTAGAAGCTTTTGGGCAACAATATCCAGCACCTTCTGATGTCACACTAACGACAGATATAAATGCCACACAGACATCAATACCCGTTAGTGATGGCTCTTACTTGGCGGCTAGTGATCGTTTTGTGATTGGTGAAGAAATATTCACAGTTGTTTCAGTTTCAACCAACACAATTACAACATCAACTAGGGGCAACGGAAAAGTTAATGCTGATGGGACTAGGGTTTATTCGACCAATACCGGCGAACACAAAGCAGGCGACACAGTACAGAAGTGCGTCATGTACAACAAGAAATTCTTATCCCTTGCACTCAAAGAAATATTTGACGCTGTTGGGCTATCTTCTTATGTTGATTATACCCAATGGTTCGATGAAATAGATGAATGGTCATCTAGTGCGCATCTATACGGCATCATCACAGAGCCAACAGAGGCTATAGATTTAATTGATGAAATGTTGCAAGTTTACATGGTTGATATGTGGCTAGATCAAAGCACCCAAAAGGTTAAAGTGTCGGCTGTTAGTGCATGGAAAGAAGCAATCAGAACATTGTCAGAAGTAAACGATATACAAAATCTAAAGATTAAAACAAACCCAAACCAGCGATTTTCAAGAGCTTATATTACCCACAAAAAACCTTTGCAAGCCTTATCAGATGACAAGGAAAACTATACAAAATACACAGTCTATACAGATGTCGCTAAAGAAGATTCTGACTTATATGGTTCGGTCAAGCTCTACGAATTTGACCCATGCCGTTTTATTTCTGATAGTTCTGCTACACAGTTGGTCTTAAGATTTGTACAAAGATTTTCCGACCCCCCAAAAGAAATTTCTTTTAATATTGAAGAAAGAAAGCTAGCAGGCACTGGCTTGGGCGACATTGTTGACATAGTATCAAGAGATACACAGCTACCAGATGGCACTGAATACGGAGCAAGAATATCAGCACAAATCACACAGCTGAAGCCCGTTGTAAATAGCATCGGGCGATATTATGCAGCTAAGGCACTGTCTTATATACCACTGATAGACCCAAGCGGCGGCCCTGTTACCATATTTATATCTGGTGTTGTTTCTGATGTAAATCTATATGATAGAGCTGGTGCCCCTTCTGGTGCTGTTGATATTACATTTGTTATACAAAATGCGACTATGGGAAGCTCCACGACCCAATACGCGATGAGAGCTGGAAACTTTGATTCAGGCTCAACAATTAAAATAATTTGTACACAAGGCACACAATGGAGTGCAAAAGGCGGGGATGGTGGTGATGCAAATGAACTCTACTCTTATAATGGCACAAACGGCCATCATAGCTATCAATCAGACGGAATCACCACATCTATTTACCTGAATTATGGGGTTGTTGATGGATACACAACAGACGGGGAACTATTTGCGGCTGGCGGTGGTGGCGGTGGTGCAAGGGCGGAAAGTAATATTTTTCAAAATTCACCACCTATAAGATATGCAGCGGTGTCTGGTGGCGGCGGCGGCTCTGGTATACCTGGCGGTTCTGGCGGTACTGCTAGCGCGTTGTACCCTGCACAAATTGGATATTCTTCTTTCGGCAATTCCGTCTTTAATAATGGATTTGACGGCACATTTTCAAGCGATGGTAATGGGGATTTGGCAGAATTTATTTATACGCCAACCAACCAGACCCCTGTGCTATGTTACGATGCTAAAGGTTCTGATGGCGGGTTTGCTGTAAATTCACCAAATAACGGATATACCAACGAATACTATACTCCTTTTAATACTACAGTAAATCGTAGCACTGGAAGTTCCGGTAATGCTGGTGCTGCATTTAAAGGAATAAACATTACAGTATATAATCTGTCAGCATCGTCATCCAAGTTAAAGGATGGCAACTCAGATTCATATACACTAATTACATCTTAAAAATCAAAATATTTTATACATAGGCTGTGCTAAATTATGATAGATGACGAAGCAATAAACGAATTAATAAAAGATGTTGAGCTGCTAAAGTCTCAGGTTTTAGCCCTTCCTGGAACAGAAATTAGTGATCTAAAAAATGATATTAGAGAACTAAATGATGCAATCAAAAGGATTGATGAAGAAGAAATAATTGCATTAAGGAAGGAAATAGGACAGATTAAAGAGGCAGTTAATACTTTAATTAATTTTCGTATTGATTTGGAAAAGCAAGGTTTTTATAAGACAGAAAATTATGTTAGTGATGCTACATCATACGAAGAAAGCGAAGATAACACTGATGCTGAAGCTGATGCTGAAGCTGATGCTGATGCTGAAGTTGTAGCTGATGAACATAATGAAAATACAGAAATTATTTAACTAGAAAATAAGACGGTTATATTGTGAATATATTAGATGTCATAAGTACAACGTCCGTAAAGCTCGCTGCTGTGCTAACTGTTATAGCCAGTGCTGGTGGTGTTGTAGAATCTCGGTATGCAAAAGCTACTGATTTTGAAAGGTTGATTGATGTTAGAAAGGTTGAGCGCATAGAATACTATGAAGATGAAATAACAAAAGCTGAAGATGCCATCAACCGCTTGAGAGTAATACAAACTCTAAGCGATTCACAAAAGCTGCATATAAATCAGCTGAATGATAGAAAAGCTGCTTATTTAAGAAAGATTCAGCGAATCAATAAAAGTAAATAAATCATATTCCATCTGGTTTATAATGGTTGACCCATTGCGGGTAATATCTAAATAAACAAATCTAATAATGATAGAAATAATAATTAGGCTGGCTGAGTATTTTAGTAATTTAATCATTGCATAGATGCTCAGTAATTTTATTGCTTTATATCCCCAGTGTATCTTATTTCCCAGCTTTGCATTGCATGAGCGACATTGTGCCACCAGGTTAGACTTCCATAATCGAGACATTTTAAAGCGGCTGGCGGGTAGTATATGCCCTGCCTCAATATCTTCAGTTTTCCCGCAATCAACACACTTTAATGTTTTAAAGTCTTTTGATAGATTTTTCCATTCCTTTGATTTGTGAAAATCAGTCATTGTTTAATGGGTTGACTATTTCATAGTCACCAGTGCGATGCACATTTACTGTATTAATGCCCAGCTTTATTTTTAATAACCATGCTTGGACTAATATTAGTTTGTCATGCTGAGTGACCATGTGCCTCAATCTTTTTATCTCTCGCATGTCATGCCATCGCACTGAAACAAGAATAAAGATAAAGACTAAATCAATAGGTCTGGCACCTATTCCTATGAGCCACTCAGTAATGTAATTGGGTATCATCTTTTGGCCTCGAAAGCCCCTGGCCGGTACTGCTTAAACCGGCACTGGGGGCACTGTTTAGAAATTAAGTTTCAATCCAACATTGAATTGGTCAATGTTATCAAACAGCTCAGTGTATTCAGCATTGATTGTCCATGCCTCCACTAAATCATATTTAAGGCCAAATCCTAAAGAGCTTGAGCTTTCGCTTGCTGTCTCAGAATCATAGTAATAGCTGGCTCTCACTTCTGCGCGTGAATGACCAAATACAACATAAACACCAAGAGAGTCAGTAACAGGAACGGTGCCAACAAGATAAATGCCATAAAGCGAATCAATTTCGACAGATGCGCCCTGATGGCCCTCTTCTGATGAATTAACAAGGTATCGGCCCTCTAATCCTAAAAAATCATTAAAGTTATATCCACCGTGCAGAGTGACCCCTGTATGATTGGTAAGTGGTGTGTCGATATAGTTACCCGATGCTCCCATATACCCGCCTCCTGCCTCTGCTTTTGGCGCGAATAATACAGCCAGAGCGATAGCTACTACCGTCATTGATACAATTACAACAGCAGTAATTGTTTGTTTTTTAGTTAGTTTTTGCATTTTATTTCCCCTATAGGTTAATTAGTGCCTTTACGTGTACGGAGCGGCTCCCGTTTCAATACCGCCTTTCAACGGCCAAAGCTACACGTTAGCTATTTTAACAGCCTCATGGTCGCCTTAATAAGCTTGCGCTGTTCATGCGTGTCTGGTTTTAATTCTAGCATATTACCCCTAGTATTCATGGGTGCATCAGATGACCCGTTGCACATGTAATAACTTTTTGTTTTTGGGCTGTAAATTATTTTCGGCTTATACATCGTTATTAGTTTCCATCATTACAGCCAGACGTTCAGCTCTCTGACCTACCTGTGAATGCCAACGGCTGTCACGCATTTCATGGGCGGCCCTATCAAACTCCCGACATTCGATAGCGTCAATCATTCGACGGAACATAGCAACGCCACCAGCACCGATATTAAACACCATATTAACAATAACGCGCTTACGAACATCGGATAATGGATAAAACCACCCCCAGCGTTCACATTTCGCTAATGCCTGCCCTATATCATGCCCTAAAAGATCATTAGCGATCTTTTCAGGGATTGGGTTGTCTTCTATGTTGTGGCCATAGCCAATAGTTAATTTACCAGCAGAACAGGTATATACCTTGTCGCGATAACCTTCATCGCGCTTCAACTCTGCTGTTAGCTTTTCAATATCAATCATTACCCTGCTCCTCTTTTATATTCCAAACCTCAACAAAACTATTCCAAAGAATAACGAAGCCATTACAAATATTAATCAAAAGACTAAATGGCGCAAAACAGGTGTTAATAAATATATTCCCAAATAGCATAGGCATAAATAATACGAGCATGACTGCCCGCCTTAAATATTTGTTTCTTATCTCTCTTACCCTAAATGGCCTAAAAGTCATTACCCTGCTCCTTATTGATTCGCTCTCTAACTTCTTCTCTATCTACTCGTAATTGTTTGGGAGCATCAATGCCTATTCTGACCTGGCCGTTGCTAATACCCAATACAGTGACTTTTATATCATCACCTATGATGATTCTTTCGCCTATTCTTCTAGTTAAAATTAACAATTATTTGCTCCTTTTCCATCTGCTATGTGAACTATTGTTGTGAGTGTTTTTATATGATTTGCTGGTAACTAGCCCTTTTACTGCAAGCTCTCTCAGTCGCCTTTCAACATTTGAGACCTTCCAAAATCTACCATATTTGTATTCCGTTTCATCACATATTGCTTCTGGTGTTCTATAGGAGCGCGTGGTTAATACTGATAAAATCATTTCTTCTACTGTTATATCCATTGCCTTTTTCCCTTTGTTGATTGTTATTTGCGATCGTCATCAAACCAGACTGTTATTATTGACGCAGGCGGCATAAAAACACCAATAGCATGGGATACCTCGCATTTAAAAGGCGCTTCAAAATCACAGCCAGCCAGCTTATAACCGTTAATCACAAACGGTAATATAAATAATGATAATAGAATTGCAGTTACAATATTACTAAAAATGTTTTTCATGTTCCTTTCCCCTATTTTATTTAGTGATACCTTTTACTTTTTCAACAGTTCTTAATGCACCCATACCAAGCATGGCAAGAACCAACTCAAGAATCATATCCAATGGCACCTCAACGGCATTGCCCTGAGTATAACGCTCAAGTAATGGGTTGACGATAAAAGCAAATCCAATACCAGCGGCACATATCCACCCCACTGCTGGCCGCCATCCTGCCACAAAGATTGACCTGTGTTGCGCCTCAATAATGGACAATTTGCCCATTACCTCATGAGGTGCGTTTTCTAATCTAGCAATAGCCTCCTGGTGCGTTAGCCTTTCTTGGTCGCTGGTAAAAATGCCATCAATAGCTTTACCAACTTCTGCAACCACTTTGCTGCTAGCGTCTATACTTTTGTCTGCTCCAAACCAGCTCATTTAATTCTCCAGCTCTTTTAATTTCATTTCTTGAATGTTGTGATGCTCTTGGATTTCAGCAATCAAATCAGCATCCATATTAAACTCAATCGCAATATCTCGAATTAACGCAATTCTATCGCGTTTATCCCGGATAATCGCCTTATGCCATTCTACTGCATTGCCTTTAATAGCCAACTTTTAAACCTTCTTTTTAACTCACATGGTGCAGGTATTATAACAGCCACACATCTATAATAATTGCCATTTTTCCTATAGATAATATTTCGTTCCGCCATCCTATTTCTGAATGATTTAAGCGTCATATATTTGTCGCTTCCTGTCATACGGTGCAATTCGCAGAGGGTATATTGTTTGCCAGACCACATAAGTCCATGCAATTTGCTATCGAGTATTTCTGCCTTATTCATAGCGTACTACTCAGTACTGATGCGGGTGTGCTCATACAGCCTCCGTTAGCATAGGTATTGAGTAGGTAAAAATAAATTCATCATTAAAGTTATGTTTGCGTTTGCTGTCCTTCATCAATTGCTTGATTATTTCTTTTGTTTTGTCAATTTCAGGTTTAACCACTCTATCAATTGAAACCATAACCAGAACACCATGAATCACCTTGTAATAAATTCTGCATATTTTCTTTCCAGTGGCGATTACTTCTCTTATTACATCCTGGTTGATGTCGTTTTTTACCTTTTCAAGTTGTGCGTATTTAGTCATTGTTCAATCTCCTTTAGTAAGCGTAAATATCAAAATTAATATACTCTTGGCCCTTCTTAACCTTTACCTTTCTAATCCGAGCGTCGACTACTCTTTTATCATCAAACTTATATTTTTTTTGCAGAATATCTTGAAACGGTTTTATAGGATTATCCCAATCACAACTGGCATTGCTAAATCCCCACTCAAGATAAATAACCAACTCACCCGCAGGAATATCCATAGGCTTAAGTAGAAGCAATACATCACGCTCATAATGCTTATATTTAGGTGTTTTAAACCGTCTGCCTTGCCATGCCTCATTGACTGATAAGGGCTTAATGTTGATTCTCATATTAATCCGTTTACCTGTTTGAGTAATTCCCATTCTGTTCCGTATGCTTCTGAAAATTGCATATATTCACCATGCCGAGCAAACCATCTGGGCGGCTTGTTATTGTCTTTATGTTGGTGATGTCTAGGGCATAGCGGAATAGTAAGCTGGTGGCAGCCTGACTTAGTTTGGCCATCTAAATGATGTATAGCAGGTGGAGTATAAACGCCATACTCATTTAGGCAGACAATACAGCCTAGTTCACGCAATTTGTCTGCTCGTTGTCTGTCTTTTTTTGTGTATGATCTTCTACTCATGCGCGGCTATTCCAACTTACATCGGCAAGTTCTTGCGTTTCTTTGCTTGAGGTTGAAGTTCCAGCACAGCCAATAGAAGATGCAGGGGATGAGCAATATGTCATGTAGCGGAGATCACCAGCGGAAATAAAACTATATTGCGCGGCATCTGCCCCACAAAAAGGACAAGGTAATAACTCAGGTTTTGGTGTAGAATCTTGTGTAGCCATTGCATTACTCTCTTAATGTTCTGGTTAGGATGGGGCCAGCATCATCTGGCCTTGTCCGTTCATTATACACCATAATCAAAAAAACGGTTAGGAAATGATTGATTAATATTAAATTTCTCAGACATATGCCTAGCTATCTGCTCATAAACCTTTCCAACTTCATCAGTCTCCAGCTGTGTTGTGGATTTCTTATCAGGGTACATAGCCTGCTGTATTGGCCGCCAGATAACATCTTTAACACTATCCATTGACCAGCTAACCTCTGCCTCTTTCTCAGCTAATACCGCCTTCATATCAAGCCCAGCGTCATTAAATGCCGTGGCCAAGAGCGAGCAGTATTTATGTATGGCCTTATTCTGCTTAGTAGTACGCTTAGCCCTTTCACCTTTTACATCACAGACAATTGTAGTCATATCACCTATAGCCGCCTCATCTTCAGCATCCATAGGCGCATAGGCTTTAACGCCGTTTACTACTCCTACAAAGGTTAGTATTACTCTAGGCATCTTCAAGCCCATCATAAAGATCATTTATTTGGCTTTGCATAGAGTCTACTTTTTTAATAAAATCTCTAATTTCTGCATCACCCCTATGCTTTAGAACTGCCTGTTTTCTTTGACTGACAATATGACAAAGCAGGTCATAAAGATTAACGATTTCTGGATACTTGAATTTACTTATATCAATTTGAACTGTGTGATGTTCTGGCTTAATAAGCCTATGGAATGTTGAAAGCGCGTTCTGTAGTTCTTCTTCAACTTCTTTCTCTATTCTCTTTCTTAATCTATTTTCGATTTCCATGTATTTCCCCTATAAAAAAGCGGCTACCACTCACCTCAGCCGCACAAAATGCTCTTATCGAGCTGCCTGGAATAACTGGTTAAATTTTAATTGGCTTTCCAATATAGAATTAACAGGCTTTTGACTTAATAAGCTACCGGCTGGCGGTTTTGGCGATTCGCCTTTTATGTTGTTTTCAGCAATATGTTGTGGCGTATATAAAAGTCTTTCAGTGCCTCGTTTTATCATTGAAATATTTTTCTTTTTAATCAGCATTGTTATGCAAACTCTAGCTGTGCTTGGGGCTACCGGGATTATATCAATAACTTTTTTAGATGTTATGCCGGGATTATCTCTTATCACCGCCAATATCATATTCATTGCATCTTCTTTTGTTTTGCTTGGCATAAGTACTCCTAATAACTAATTGATACGTTAGTAATCTCGCTATTGTGAATAGCAAGAACAAGCTTTTTAGCCACTAATTCATCTAAACCCAGTGCCATTAAAGAGTCTTTAGCCTCTCCTCGAATCTTACTAATATGACGCTTATTAGCTTCACGCTTTTCACGCTCTGCATTTTCAGCTTTTTCCTTTTCCTTTTGCAGCTCAATCTGTTCTTGCTTAGCCTGTTCGGCAGCTTCTATAGCATCCTGCTTGGCCTTTTCTTCAGCAGCAATACGGGCCTTCTCTGCATTCTCGGCATTTATCTTTGCTTGCTTTTCGGCTGCCTCGCGCTGTCTAACTGCCTCAGCCGCTGCTTCAACGGCTGCAAGCTCGGCCTTCTTAGCTTCTTCAGCTTCACGCTCGGCTTTCTCTGCCGCCTCTTTAGCGATGCGCTCATCACGTTCTTTTTGTTCCTGTTCGGCTTGTTTTTTTCTTAGCTCTGCCAGCTCAATAGCATCTTTCTCGGCCTGCAATTTATCAGCAAACATTTTAGCCAGCGCTTCTTTTGATGCGCCTCTAGCCTTTAACGCTTGCTCAGTGTATTCATAGAAGTCTAGGCACTCTTCAACCTGTAAGCTTTCCATTGCCATCTTAACGCCATTAGAATCACTATCGGCCATAGACCCTGGAAGCTCACGAATAACTCTAACACGCTCTTCTAGCTCGGCCTTTCGATTAGCTTCGCGCTCTTTTTTAAGGTTGTCTAACTCCTTATAAGCTTCTTTGTGTGGTAGCTGAAACTCTTCTAGTTCTGCCACAAGCGTTTTAGCTTCTAGATCAATTGCCCTACCCACTGCCAATGATTCTGCTTTTAATTCTACCCTTTTTTTCTCAATAGACGTAAGAATCTTGCCCACATCAAGAGACACACGCTTAGACTTTGTATAACCCTCATCGGTTGATACATCAGGAAGGAAATTGCAATTATCCTTAACCTCCGCGATTTTAGCGCGGAAGTCATCATAAGCCGTTACTGTTTTTAGTTCTGTCATTTTTTAAATCTCCGTTAAAATGGAATGTCATCATTAAAATTATCTGGCGCAGGGTGTTGCGGTGCCTGTTGTCGATATTGTCGATATTGTTGCTGTTGCTGTTGCTGTTGCTGTTGCTGTTGCTGTTGCGGTGCTGGTTCTGATCGCCCCATCGCCTGATTATTAGCATGCCTGTTATTGTTATTATCATCACGCCAGAACACTTGTACATTACCTAAGATCGGGCCTTTAACTCCACTATCCTTTTCTTCTTTAGTAACGTCCTGAGTAATCATTCCATTGTTGTCATATTGGTCTTTGTTATCAACATCTACAAACACAGTAGCATCTAAATACGTTCCTTTTTTGCCTGCGAATAGTCGCTGCTTATCAATCTTTGTTACGTCTATCTTAACCTTTACGCCTACCTTCATTTTACTCTCCAATAAAGTTTATACGGTTATAAATTTCTACTTGAGTTTCAACATCATAACGATTGTATTCTTCGATACGATTAATCTTTCCAGCCTTATAAAAATCCCAAACTTTAGAGCCGTCAATATCATCAGGTTTACCTTCAATACCTAAAGCCTTACATAAGTTATTTTGGCTAATTCGACCGCCAAAGCCAGCCCATGCTGCCTGTGTACAATAAAAGCTTGAACCATGTCGACCATCAAAAGGGATTTTAAAAGGAGGCTTAACACCTAAAATAATAGCGCGGTGGAATATAAATTTAAGATCAAACCCGCCAATGTATTGACCAATAAAATAAGGGGGGCGACCATTAGTTAATGTTCTAATGCTTTCAAAAAACTCGCTAAGAATAAATGCCTCATCACCATCCTTTCTACTTACAGAAAACATATCTTCTGCATCGCCCTCAAAGCACCATGCAATAGAACATATTTCACCTTTAGCTCCATTAAATGAAGTCTTACGATAAACATCCTCGATAGCTTTATCCTTTTCGCCTTCGTACTTGCCTTCGCCATTGTGCCAAGCGTCTATAGTTTCCTTCTTCTTCATGGTGGCGGGTGCGGTAATAGTCTCAGCAATTAAAGCCTTAGTTTCTGCTTCTGGCTGCTGCGGGATTGTTTCAATATCAATAAATACATTCATTATCCATGCTCCTTTGATGCAATCATGTTTGTTAGGTATCCAATACAGCCTTCAAAGCGTTCTGCTGACAATTCTTTAAGTGAGCCAATGCGAACATCAGCACACAAAGCCTCTTCGCCATATTCAGCCCTTAATAGCAGGGTTTTTATTTCCTTAACCTGGCTGGCTGTTATTTTCTTAACAGGGGCAGATGCTGAATTACCATCATCATCTTCGCTTGGGATGCCAGCAATAGCTTGCAATCCATAGCGGCGACAATAAGTAATAGCTGACCCGGCACCCTGCGCGTTCTGTTTGTCGAGCTGCACAGTAAATGAGTTAGTTATCCACTCACCTGATTCGTGCATTAAAGTTGTCTCAATACCGATCCGCCCATTATCTTCAATAGGAAATTGAATGTAGCTTAATCCGTTATCAGAAAAAGGCTCTTTTATAGCTTGAACTACTGCCGATAAATCAGCATATTTTGATTTAAAAAATGGGTTGTCTGCGCCTTTGCTAGCGCCTCCCATTACTGATTGCGCCTTGCATAAGGCTTTTGCTAACTCTGTTATTGATTCTGATTTATTCATTGTTATCTAACTCCGTTAATCGTTGCCATTCTTCATCGTAAACGGCGCGTTCTATGCTGCCCGCCTCATACTCATTCTGATAATTGCCTTGCTCAAAGTGCATTGATGCACGAACCTTTACCCAATTGTTAAATACTTCTTGAGTTTCCATTATGATGCTACTCTTTCTAACATTTGCTCAGTTTTAATCTTAGCCACAAGATTTGAAAGTAAGGCAACCCTCGCTTTCTGAAAAGAGTTTGCCGTATCATTATTGACTACAGGATTTGCCAGCTCGTTTTCAAAATCATTTAATAAAGCCAAAGTTTCATCATCAATATTAATATTCATTATTCAAATCCCAAGTCTGATTTTACGTGGTCAATTTCAGCACAATCTTTGCAGCAGCCTTCATCAATATGATCGAATACAAAGGCCATATCTTTATTAGGTTTAGACTCTTTACATACTTTGCAGCGAATATCTAACAAGCCAGCGTCAAAGATACTATCTATCAATGATTGTCTTTCGAGATAGGCGTTTGTTTCCTGCTCAACTCTGCATATAGCCATTTTTTTGATCTCCGTTTTGATTAACTTGTGACTAATTATAATCGTTTTTTCGCTTGCGTCAACGCTTTTTTGTGATTATTATTAAGAAAATAAACTCAGAGGTGAAATATGAAAGGCGAAATTATCAGTACAAAAAAAATGCTTAAAGAGCTTAATGCAGAAGTTAAAGAGCTGGGCGGCCCTGCTGCTGCTGGCCGCAAGTGGGGTATATCAGCACAGGTAATATCTAGTGCCATCAACGCCTCAAAGCTGCCAGGCCCAACTATCCTGAGCGCCATGGGGCTAAAACATGTTAAACAAATACAATATAACTATGAGCGCATCAAATAACATAGGGGCAATAACAATGAATAAAGAAGAACTAAACACAATCATAGAAAAACATAAATTATGGCTAGATGATGAGGAAGGCGGTGAATGTGCTGACTTAAATGGTGCTGACCTAAATGGTGCCGACCTAAATGGTGCCGACCTAAGTGATGCTGACCTAAGCGGTGCTGACCTATGTGGTGCTAACCTAAGTGATGCTGACCTAAGTTATGCAGACCTAACTGGTGC